CAGAATTTTTGCGGTATGAATATGGATTAGCCAGCTTTTTCAATAACTCCAGCACAGCACAACACAACAGCATATATATACGGAAAAGTGACCGCCAGAGAAGATTTGATGGGCAGATAGTCTGTGGTATGTTGACGGACTATTCGGTGGGGAAATACTTGTCTATCAGGATTCAGACGATAAAAATAGTTGACAGAAGCGATCCTAAAAAAATGACTGACGAGCTTGCCTATTTATTCGGCGTTACTGCGTCAGCTATTGACAATATGTGTAGCGAAAATCGAGCGGAATTTATGGACTTTGTGGATGAACTAAAGAGAAAAGGGTTTTCAGTATTTCAATAGATTATTGAATTTTTCGATAATTAGGATCACATAACCATTAGCTCGGTGTTTGCGGCGAACCGAGTTAATGATTGTCGAAACTTACGCCAAAATCAACGCCTAATACTTTTTCAATTTTATGTAGCGTCTCTTCTGGGATATTCTGCTGCTCTTTTTCGATCCGATACCAATTCATAGGAGAAAACCCTATTTCTCTGCAAAGCTCAAGTAGCGGCTTTGGGCTAGATTTTCTGGCGGCTTTTATCCTTTCCCCTAGTCCGGGGACATCAATGGACATCTGTTTTGTAACTTTCATTGTTGGCATGGCGGTGATCTCAGTTATTTATAAATTTACCATAACTTATAAATTGGTACTTGACAACCTATAAAGTTATGGGTTATAGTGGTAGACATAAAGAAGGCAGTTGCTCAACTCCTGAGAAAAGTAAACAACTGCCTCCTGTCAACCCAATAAAAGGTTTAACCAACTATGTCACATCCAATCTACTCAAGTCAACAGTTATTAAATCGCGGTTTAGTTAAAGTCAAAAAAATCGCCGCTGACTTAGGCGTTTTGCCCACAGGCGACAAGAGACTTATTCAATCCTGGGTAGATGCAATCGTTAAGCATCAATCTACCCAGGTTCAGAAGATTGTAGAAGCAACAATTAATTTCAACTCTGAAAGCTGGGACAGCGAGGCTTATGAGGTAATCGTTAACAGTGAAGTCGTTCACCAATGTAGTAGCTACCAATTAGCAGAACGCTACTGCAAATGGCAGGGCTACATACTCGTAGACAGTCAAGCCTTAGCCCAAAACGAGTTAGAGGTTGAGTTAGAAGTGCAAGCAGCAGAGGCTTCTGAAACTGAAATCAGCTTTATTTCCTCTGATGACTTCTTTAATTTTGAAGCCATTGTACACAACGACGTACACAACGTCATTGCTACAATTGAGCGGGATTCTGATAATGGTGAATGGATTGCCAGAATGGGTGAAGGCAGTTTCTCATTTGATTCCTATGTAGATGCTGAACAGTATATTAAAGATGAGTATGTAGGCATGATTGAAGACGAGCGCGGCAGTGGTCGCATAACTCCCCCTATCGAAGATTCAAACTTTATCCATGATTTTGGGCAAAGCTACACACTCAGAGTTCATGGGGCGCTCGCTGGGGATATCTTCCTGGATGATGATCATGGCTGGACTATGAATGGTGAGGATTTTAGCCAAGACTGGCAGCCCGTAGCTAAAGAGTTGATCAGATTGACTCGTCGTGAATATGAACATTTGTTAGCAGCTTAGATAATTTTCTTGGGGCGTAATTGCCCCTATTCAAAAACATTTTAGAGGAAGATAAAGATTGTTTAGAAGAATTATTCAGAGGTTAAAATGATTGAACTAATTAAGGCGTTGATCAAAGCGCGGGCGGAGTTTCCGCCCATCGAAAAAGACAAAACTAATCCTCATTTTAAAATGAGCTATGCGTCGCTAGATTCAGTCTTGGACGCAGTTACCCCACACCTTTGTAAGAACGGATTAGCAATAGTTCAAATCATGGAAAAGGGGGGCATTTTAAAAACCCAATTATTCCATGAATCGGGTGAAGTTCTGACTTCGGAATATGAACTTCCTGATATTCAGGACTCTCAGAAAAAGGGCGCGGCTCTCACTTATGCCCGTCGTTATTCGGTGTGTGCTTTATTGAGTATTACAGCCGACGAAGACGACGACGCAAATAGCACAAAAACTAACGGCAATGGCAAACAATCAGCACTGGCTATTGGCGACACCATTAAACAAGTCAGGGAATTTTTAAAAGTTGATAAAAGCTGGGTTCTAGCTTGGTTGTCCAGTCATCAAGTTCCATCAATTAATGATTTAAAAAATGCCGATCAACTCATTAAAGATATGTGCATTGATTGGGCGATTTCCCAAGGGGCTGAAAATTCATCAGCCCTTGAAAGTTACACGGATAATGTTAAAAAAACAGATTTAACATCGGTTCAAAAATGGCAACAAGTGTTGTTTAGAGGTGGTCAATAATGCCTGATTTTAATATGCGGTGTAGATTGTCTGATCCAGGACAATACAGGTTGTCAAAGACTAAAATTAGTAGACTTGAGTTTGGCTGGTGGTATGTACGTTATTGCTTTGTTTTTCATCCATACGCAGCTTTTGACGTATTTTGCGAAGAATACAAAAAACAGAACAATATTGACGATGATGTTGAGGTTTTAGATATTTTTGATCATTACAAAGACTTCAAAGAACCATCAGGAATTTTGCCGACGCTAATTAATGAAGTGAGCAAATGTGTTTTCAGAATAAAACTCTTATTTAGTAAAGTAAAAGCTAAGGGTCTGCCATTTTAACCCGCCAAACCCCTGACCTGTTTCTTCCCTAACTTCCGTTCTCGCGTCTCTTTCTTGAACGGATAGATTGAATGAATTAGATAACCCGCTGCGTCGCTTAAATGTGATAGCAGCGGGTTATCGCTTTTATTGATGCCCTCATCACTCCATGTCACCTGTTCCAAATCCTTGATAAAGTTTTGGCAGTTGGCAAAGTGAATATAGCAACGGTTTTGGCGGAAAAGTTGATTAACTGAGTGAACCCGATTCACAACAAACGGGTTAGCGTCGGCAAACTTGCGAACCAAATAACCTTTGCCTCCCAGTGCTGCTAGTGGCTCTAATCCCTGAAAAACGATATCCCACGATGACAACCGACTAGCCGCAGTTCGAGCGCGTCCGGTGGCATCCCCAAATATCTGGATTTCTGGGGGTATGCCGTATTTCTCTACCCAGTCCACAATACTTTCTGTGAGTTCCCAAATGTCGGAGTCCATGATTGACCATTCCCGACAAAAATGAACCTCATTGCCCCGTTGTTGAGCCGCTAGACAAACTATAGGCGTGTGGTTAAAGTCAAAGGTTAGGAGTAGTGGTAAATTTGGGTCGTACTCCAGTAATTCGGCATCTTCACCCTGCAAAGCATGAACGGAGCGGGTAAAATATTTGTAAACTATACCGATGCTGGTATTAATAAATTTACCTTCAATCTCCTGAAGATACATTTCATCGGTATAGTTGGCTTTTAACGACTCTACATAATCCTCACCTGAATGAATATTCTCCAGTGAGGACAAAGAGGCCATCTTGTAAAGTTTCTGTATCTTCTCTTCTCTAGTAGGGTCGCCAAATTTGTGATAAACGTAATTGTACCCGGCGGGTGAAGTCGTCATTATCCCTTGTCCTTTCATCTCACCCGGTCCACGCCCCAGCCGTCCATCAATAGTTAAAAATGCCTGTTCCGATGCGTAGGCAAATTCATCAGCCCAAACCCATCTAATCTGCAAACCCCGCCCCGCTTGTGTTTTCCCTGCGAAATTGTTGGCAGATATCACGTAAACGAACGCCTTCTGATGTCCTATGTAGCATCGTTGACAATTAGCGATCGCTAATGCCTGATCTTCCGGTGATTCACGCCACGGCTCTAACGGAATATTGAACAGGCGACAAACTTCAACTAATGTTACCAAAGATGCCCTCGATAATTGCCCGTAATCGTTGGCGGTAATCATGCCCCGTGCTTTGGGGTCAAGTAATGCCCTGGTACACGCCCATACAGCACCAGCAAAGGATTTACCGCTATTTATTCCCCCAATTGCACCAACCCATCTATGATCTAACGGATCGGGCGTGTTCCATCCTGCCAACTCCAGAAATTCAGATTGTCCGCCGGGGTTAGGCGTGAACTTATCAAAGATTGTAATTGCACCAGCAGCCGGCGTTACCCTCGCTCTGGTATTTTGCTGTGTCTTGATCTTGTTCTTAGGATTTAATCTGGCAGGGGATGGAAAAATCATAATAAATTATCTTAAATATGCCTAATTATAAAGCCCGTTATGGCAACCTGAAAAAGCATAAGAAGAAATGCAGAAAAGCACACCTCAGAACTCATGGACTCTGTACGGTGTGCTTAATCAATAAGTCTGAACAGGTGCATCATTCTAGTTATCGTAAGTCGGGGGATAGGTACGGAGTTAATATTTTTCCAACGTGCCGGAGGTGTCATTTCAATATCTGTCATAGTCCTAAAAACTGGATTGTTCACCCTACAGATCCGGAATGGAAGAATCACAACACCCCGGCATTTACCAAGATGCTACAAAAGAATTATAGGAAGATTCAGAAGTTTTACAATAAGAAACCCTAGACAAATAATAGTCCAGGGTTTTTGATTAGTTGCTGTTAATTGACTATTTTACCGCTTGAATAACCAGTGTAGTTGTTTCCGGTAATGCGATACCAGGATAAGCGACACGCCAAGCATCGTGGCTGTATAAATTTTTCTCAACAAACCTTGGACATGGTACTTTTTTGATTTCCAGTCCCATTTGATTTGATACAGTTTTGAGTCTGTGCCACTTAAACCGAGTTTCTGAGATACCGTTAAATTTGGCTACACGAACCAATACTATTGCCAAACCCCTGAAACCCTATTGATATCGTCACGATTTTATTGGGTTTCAGACATATTTGGGAAAATTGGCAATAGTATTGACGAACGATAGAGGAATAATTGAACAACTCATCAACTGCTTCTGATAGTTGCTCATTTTGTTGCTCTAAAAGGATGTTTTGCGCTTCTAGTCGTTCGTTCTCTTCTGCTAACTTTGCGGCTTCTAGTAACGCCTGAGAATAGGTTTTTGGTATTTGGTGAGCGATCGCCGTAGTGCCAGTTGACATCAAATTAAAGATGTGTCCATCACACCACACGGCAAATTCTGGGCTAATCCAACGGGCTAAATTGATCGCTAAACTAGGATGTCCCCAAGTACCACCGTTAACGCCCTCTTCTGAACAAACTACCTCAGATGTGAGTGAGTTACCTAAAACCCTTGTGTAGTCTTGAGTTTGCTTTAGTCGCGTCCAGTTATCAATTCGCTTATCATTTGCTTGACACATCTGGGTAAGGTTGATAAACCCATCGTGACGACGCGAAATTGTTTGTCCGTTGTAGTTAAAAACTGCTAAATTATTCATGTGACCTCTTGCTAGGTTGCCGTTCCCCTGTTGGACTCGGTGCTGATAACACCATCCGGTGAGGGGATTACATGATAATTGTAACACAATTTATAGGTATTTCAAACAGTTGTACTATGGTTTCGATAAGCAACGTTAAAGCGAGTAGGTAGGATTTGAACCTCCGATCATGGGTTGGACACCCACGGCTTTACCACTCAGCTATACTCGCAATCTAATTATATACTATTTTCTCACCTTTATACATTGAGAAACCACGTTTTTTAATCTCATCAAACGGGATTATAGGAGCTGTTAATTTTTCTCTGTAGGTAGGGTCTAAAAAATAGATATATCTCATTTGGCAGCCGCTTAATAATTCTCCACCATGATCTTGCTGCAATTTCTTTAATGGTGTATTTGGGTTTCCATAGGTGTTTGTTACCCAATGGCTAATTGCAGATGTTTTTGTTTGTACGGTAATTCTATGAACCGTATCCCCCCCCGCGAGAGGTGTCTTAACTTATCAGGCAATCGCCAAATCATATCAGACTTACTATTTATCCCAGTCAAAATAAATCCAGAAGCCCTATAAATAGTACCGTCTCCACACTGACAAGCATCAGAAAAGCTAAGAACCCATTTTAGATGCGGCGCGTGTTTTCTTAATAGTTTAAATGCAATTGATAACGCCCTGCTTTCACTATTTCTTGGCAGATTGTCACTAAATGCCATGCGGTTTAATTCAACAAAATCATTCCATTTTGTATCTTCAACTAACCCGATGACCTTGCTTTTGTCCAGTGGTGAACCGAACTGCATCGCACCTTCAAGACTACCATTGTAGAAAACACCAATATGTATCCGTGAGTTATTAACAACCTTCCCTGAGTAATGAAGTTTTTTAATAATAGCGTTAGCTTCCTGGCTGGTGATAGGTTTTAGAATAATGTTTTTAGCTTTACCCATGACTCCCTACAAACATTTCACATATTCTCGCTAATGAATTGCCGTTTGAATTTTGATTCGGACTCTCATCAAATTCTCCCATCCCCTTCGCCACGCTAATAGCATCTTTCACGGTGGCAACCTGTTCCTCTGTTAACGTAAAATTCATACTTGATAACGTAGCGCGATCGCCAGACGGAATATCGCCAAGCGCGTCCCCCCATTCTGAATCATCGGGCTTTTCCTCATCCAAAAAGCTCAACTCCAACTCACTAAACCCGGTCAAATCCAGATCAAACCCTTCATCCTGCAAAAACTCAAAATCAATCTTCAGCAGTTCCGGGTCAAAGCCCGTATTCATTGTCAACTTATTGTGAGTTAACCTATAGGCGACTTTTTGGGCTTCAGTCAGTCCCGTTACCTGAATCACTGGGATAGTGGTGTCGCCTCGCTTCTTAGCTGCTAAAAGCCGTCCGTGACCCTCTAGCAATTCTCCCTTCTCATCAACTGCCACCGGATCTAAAAATGTAAATTCCTCAATGGAGTTTGCTATCTGATCCACATGGGAATCAGGATGTAATTTGGCGTTGTGTTTATACGCCATTAATCTGTCAATATCCCATTCCTCAATCTGACTACGCTTAATCGTCTGTTTGTTCATTTGGTTTCTCGCTTGGATCTATTATTTCGTAACCTTCCCTAGATAGCTTGTCAGCAGCCGCATTAATGTCAATGAAGTATTTAATACCCCTCACCTCATTAATGGCATCTGTTGACCGTTTTAACGCCTGTGACC